TTAAATGTCATTTGTTAAAAATTAACATGTATGGTACCATACAAGATACCATACATGATTTTTGTTATAAATTAGAACGGTAGATCTCCGTCTGGTTCTTCGTCTGCTTGTATATCAATAACTGTTTTCTTTGATCCTCCAATTGATGTAGTACCTTCTTCGTCGTTACCGTAAACGTAACCACCCTTATCAGTATCCCAACGTGGAACTTCTCCTCTAGCGATTGCCTCAAGATATTCAACAGGTTTTTTAGAGTAAACATCTAACCAAGTTAACTCGTCGTTAACCCAAGCCTTAGCTTGTTCCGCTTCTTCATGAACAGGTGTTGGATCATCATACATAATAGTTTGTACAGTGGTATAATCCTTACCATTTCCTGTTTTAGATTTTGATAATTCAATGATTAAATCACGTCCTTTTTCAGGATCTGTAATATCACCTTTGTTTCTCCAAATAGGTATGATCTTATCTAAGATACCCTCATTTTTGTAGTTGTGTTTAAATCTCCAAAATTTTGGTCCGTCTTCTTCGCGGTCTCTGTCGATTAATTTCACGATGTAAAACTTACGTGATCTGTATTGTTTAGCTAATTCTTTGTCAGATTCTTTACCTGTAGAAATTAACTCTTCGTAAACCTCATTTAAAGGTGAACGCTCATTGTCATTTTTTCCTGGATCGTAAAACTTTTGCCATTTACCACCAACTTGTATTTCATGGTACCAAGCCTCTTTAAAAGGCGATGAACCATCTGGTGTTGGTAAAATTCTAATTTTTCTTGATCCTGTTTTTTCTTTGTCTTCAAGGATAAGAGCGAAGTATTTCTTCATTCTTTCATCCTGAGACATCTTAGATTGGGAACCCCCTGAAGCTTGCTTCGATTTTTCGTACTGTGCCAATACGGCGTCTAATGAACTCATGTTTTTTTGTTTTAAATTTATTAATTGATTATTGTAAATATAGTTGAATCTCTCTCATCTGTCAAATAAATATCTAAATAAAAAAGGGGATTACTATTGTAATCCCCCCTAATTCTTTTAATTTTTTTTTCTATCTACTACTGTAATTTTGATTATCATCTGTTTTTGAAGGTTGGAAAGTTCCTTTAATTTCACTAGCATTAATATCAGTTACTTCATCTGGTGTTAAAACATATTCTTTTTTACCGGTTAATTCCATTTCTTTTTCTTTGTCCTCAAAAAAATCAGAAAGTTTTTGATTGAATGGGTACGAATCATAACTTCTTAATTCTAATTTTTCTTGTGGTGTCTTAGTTCTGTATTTTTCTATTTTAGATTCTATTGAATTTAATCGAGACATAATACTATCCATTTCAGACAATTTAGATTCTAAATTTGAAAGTTGTCCAAAAAGATTCTCAAAATAATCATCTTGTTTACTTTCAATATTACTTTGTGACTTAACTAAGTCTGTAATATCAAGCTCTTCCGTTCCGTCTTTTTCTTCGCTATCTCCTTTATCGTTGATTTTCTCAACATCAGGATCCGTTGCAACATCTATTTTTTCTGCAGGTGCATCCACTGGTGGTGTAGCCGCAAGGTCTTCAGCAGGTGCTGGTGCATCAGGTAAAGCCGCAGGATCTTCAGGTACTGCTGGCGCCGCCGCAGCATCTTGTTCCATAATGTATTTGTTCACTTTATTGAACTTCGCAATCTCTGCAATAATTTTTTTATCTAAATTCATTTTGTTACCCATTTAATAATTGTTTGAACCCTTGACGAGTCTCAACTTTAACTTTTTTATTTATTGTCATAGTATTTTCTACTCTTTCAATAAGACCATCTTTCATACGTACTGTGTAACAATCACCTGTATCTAAGTCACAAACCTGTTTTGATCCGTCACCATTATCCATCTCAGAATACCTAGTTGATTTACCAAGATAATTGTTTAAGGCTGTTTTAATATCCATGTTATTTTTATTTATAAATATATTGCTATTGCTAAATTATCCCTTGAACAACATATGTTGTACGTTGTTGATCTCTAGTACTATCGGCACTACCGTTCTGAAGATACGCTTGAGCTACTCCTTCTACTTTGACTGTATAATTACCAGCATCACATCCATCAATAATATCCACAATATCAAATGAAATACTTTGTTGGTTTTGAGATATATCACCTGAGGTAGACGATGCTGTTGTTCCCACGCATTGTAAATTGTAATTACCTGTAAATATTTTCCAAATTCCTGCATCAGGTTTTACCGTAAATGTTACTTTTGTTATTTTACCATTCGCGTCTTTATCGGTTGTAGTATTGAAAATGTTTTGTCTTGGTGGTCTTGTATTCGGTAGACAATCCTTTCCATTAATTATAATATTAGGGCCTCCATTAGGATAACAAATAGCACATGGATTAGCATTTATTTGATCATAAACCGCATTTGTAACTACGTCACCAGGTAAAAGATTCCTTGTTGGACAATCATAATTCATAACCTTAAACAAGTTAGTATATCCATATTCAGGATATTCAACAACTTGAACTTTAAATATTATTGAGTGGTCTCTATTGTCAGCCGCAAGATCACATTCTCGTCTAAAATTATTTGACGTTGTGAAGGTGTACCCATTAACTTGTCCATTAGATTTGGGTATTAAAGATGTTTGACCCATGAGAATTTCTGATCCGAGTCCTTGGGTTTGTACTAAAAATACTTTTAGTGTATATGATTTAGATAGTTCAGACGAACCAATATTACCTTCTATTCTTACTGTTCCGTTTGATAATGTTGAGGCGTTTAATGTATACGCTATCGATCCTGTCTTTCCAGCATTACTTAATATTGTTCTATCATCAGCATTTGGTGTTTGAACTTGATTTACTGCCGCAGGTGATGGTGTAGGTGTTGGTGTAACATTAGGTACATTTTGAGATGATGAAGGTGATGGTGTACTAACCGCAAGGTCGATATTCAGCTGAGGTGCTAATCGTCTAATTTCTAAAACAGCTTCATTGAATTTTGCTCTAACTTCTTTACCTTGATTTTTTTCAAAATCTTGTAGTTCTTTTGGTAATGTTCTATTTTTTGGCCAAGCCGCTTTAAAATAATTATACAACGCATTTGGTGTTGGTAGTATTGTACCAGGCTCAAACTCTTTAATCTGATCAAAGTTTTCATTTAATCTAGACAACATAAGTTTACTAAAGTTATCTATCGACGCAAAATTAGCAAATGGTTTTGGTTTTGATCCTCTATCAGTACCAATGTTAACACAACAATAAGTCTTTAAGAAATTATTGTCTCCAGCTGTCGCCCAATTTTGATCCAAGTCAACATTACCATAGTTGTTATCATACCCTTGAATCATACTATTTTCATAAGACATTACATACACAAAAGCAAAAGCGGCAAACGTTAATATTTTTTGTTGTGTATCGGATCTACTTTCTATTCTGTTTTTATAGATATTACTAAACAAATCTAAAGTTGTTGTCTTAGTTTCTTGTGAATTTACCGCAACGTATTTTTCATATTTTTTAACAGTAGTAACACACGAATTTGTTGCTGCGTTTGATTTTTTACTTGTTTCATTTGTTGCTGCAGTTGTTGGTGCTGTCTGAGCAATTTTTAAATTATCTTCTAATTTTTGTAATAAATTTTGATTAAGACTTATTAAATAATTATTTATTTTTGGTGCCGCAAAAATTCTTTGTCTAGTCCCAACAAATGATGTTTGGAACACACCTGGAGATATCGTATGATTAACTTCTGTAATCAAATAAGACCCGTTAAACATAGGAATATGGTTCAGACAAAAATACATCATCGGTTGTATTAAGGCGTTTCCAAGAGCAACAACATTTGCTTGATAACTTCTTTCATTATAAATGTTTAATAAAGACACATTCTGTGAAGCTACTTGTTTTCCCGTTGCTTGGTTACCTAATTGATTTGTCGCAATTAAACTTTCACTAGTTGCCTTACCAAGATCTTGTGATATACTAAAATTATAAAACACTCCTTGGTTTCGTATACCCATATCAACATTAAACCCAACACATCTATTAGACTGAGACCAATCCGTTTTATTAGTTTGATCTTCTAATAGTGGATTATCTGTTAAACTCTTACACGAAAATCCGTCATTTTTAAATCTATAATCTCTATTACCCGCAGCATCTGCGTAAACTGAAGGTTTTTCAGAATAAAAACAAACCATTTTTGGTCCTGAATTTCTATAGTCTACACTTAAGAATGTTCCCCATAAACTATTGGCAAAATCCGCAGTAGCCTCCGTCTTTGGTGTACTAGTTCCGTCAGGGGTTTGAACATTATAGAAGTTAACATAAGACGGTAAAGGCATCACACTAAAATGATTTTCAACAAGAATACCTGAAATTAAAGTAAAGACGCTAGCATCCATATTTAAATTCTTCAACTTGTTTTTCAACACAAAAGGATCAACTAAAATTTTGTCTCCAACATTTCTTGACGCTCGGTCAACAAATAAAAAGTCTTGAAGTAACGTATCTTCGCTATATGTGTTCCCCGCAATCCACTTATCATTTAAAGCCTTAAACATTTCCCAAAATTGAACCTTGGGTATCTCTCCATCAATTGATGACTTTATTGCACCTTCAGGATTGCTTGAAATATTCGGTAATTCTTTTTGTAGATAAGTCATTAAGTTATTAAAAATGTTGTCTTGGAAATTTATTAACTTATCCGAATAACCTTTAAGACCATTTTGAAACTGCGAATAACTTAGAGTTCCTCCATTAGATAATTTTTGAGTTGCGAATATCTTAATAAGTGGTGC